TGATCTCATCAATCGCATGTTCAATCTCTTCATTATTCTCAGTTTCTGTCAATTGATCAGAAGTTCGGGCGATTCGGTCCAAATAAGAGCAAGAAGAGTAACCTTTGTCCATGTCGAACTGATACCAAGAATCGAATTGATCAAAAGGATCAAAAGGATTGTCAATTGTTGTCAACATACAAGCTCTCAAGACTTATTCGCCTCCTTTCAAGTACTTAGAGATTGTAGAAGTAGACTTGCCCATGATGTCAGCGATCTCTTGATTGGTGTAACCGCTTACTGACAAGGCTTTGATACGGCTAGCCTGAGCCGTGGATAGTGTAGTAGTAGCTCGAGGGGTTGCTCGTTTACGAATCTCAGCAGTATCTGCATATCTGAGAATCTGAGTAAGCTTAGAATCGCTGATAGCACCAGCCTGAATGGCTTCCCATTGCTTATCTGTGATGGCGATCTGAGAAGTCTTTCTGCTAGCGCCAACCGAATTACGAGCTTTCTCGATCTCTCTTTGGCTAAGCTTCTTGATTTCCTTCTTAGACATATCGGGGTTGGCCTGGGTCTTGGCCTTAACTACAGAATTTGCGATGGCAGTGGCCCGTCTCTCCTTAGGAGCATTACGTGCGGCAGTGTCGAGCTGTGTTTCAAGCTCTTTAACTTCCTTCTCGTATAGTTTTGCTGCGCTAGGGGAATATGTCAGGCGTTGAGTTGCCATGTATTCTTTTCGAGCTTGGTTGGCCAGTGCCTTCATCTGGTTGGCATAATGAGCATAGGCTTCTTCCTGGGAGGTGCCGGAGGATAAGGTACGGGCATCATCCACAGTAGTCATGAGCTTGACGGTCTTAGTAGCCAGCTGCTCCTTACCATCCTTGTCGATATAGGTACGGCCAGACAGCTTATAGGATACCTTGCCCGTATCAGGATCGATCATAGCAGAGCCACGAGTCTCAGGTACACGAACATCCTGCTTCTTCATAGAAATAAGCGTGGATGCGCCGCCTTCCTTGACAGTGCCATCGTCATCAATATACCTACGCTGATACAGCTTCTTCAGTTCAGCAATACCCTGATCCTTCTCAGACTGCTTGTAGTCCAGCTTATGCTTGACAGCATCAATGACTACCATGCTATGCTTAACAGCTCTAGCAATCTCATGCTCATCAGCACCACGTAAGGTCATATCTGTGATCAGGTTAGAGACAGTACCCATCTGCTTCTGCTTCTCAGACTCCTTCATCAGACGGACCCCGGTCTTGCCCTCAGTAGAATATTCGATCTTGGGGTCAAAGCCTTCCAAGTCTTTCAATCTACCAGAGGTTTTGATCTTGGTCTTGCTGTTAGCAGGAATAACGATGACAGTGTCGCCATCGAAGTCTGCACCCGACAGCTTCTCTGCAACCTTGGAGTTGATGCCAATAGCATCCTGCGCATCAGGACTGATAATGCTCTTAGCAATCTTGTGCTTGTTGTTGACTGTCAGGGTGGGGATCTCAAAGGTTCCGCCATGAGGATATCGAACCAAATATACGGTCTCGCCATTGCGGAAGTTAGGAGCATAGCACTCATTATCCTTGAGTGAATCGATGGGTAAAATAACCTGAGTCTTCTGTCTGGGGAGAGCGGCGGCCTTCAGATGAACAGTAGCGCCATCGCAGCTGTCAGCAAAATCCAAGAGCAGCTTCTTCTTGATAGTCGGGTTCTCCAGGGAACAGATCTCGTCGTACTCGGAGAGCGCGTTGCTATATGTAAGATTGAGCTGTTGCTTGATGAGCTTCATGGGCTGCTTAGAGAGGAACTGAGAGGAGAGGTTCTTAGAGGAATCAGTGTCCCAATCGCCCTCTTCTTTCAGTTTATTGATAGGGGAGAGTTTGCGCTTGCCATCCTTGTCGATATAGTAGCTTTGGCCATTGGCTTTGATGTTAGCACCGAAGGGATTGTCAGGGTCATCTTCTTTAATCTTCTTCAGAACCTTCATCTTATCTGTACCAAGCCGCTTATTGGTGTTGAACATAATATCAACACCATCGGGCAGGCTATCAGAATACATTGCCATACCCTTCAGGTAATGAGTGCCATCGACCAAAATACGAACCTGAGCATAGTGAGAGTTGCCAAGATCCAGATCAGGACAGCCACGACGAATTTCCATAGTGCCATCCTTACCAAGGCCACCTTCTTCGGCATAGCGAATGCCTACACGCTTAGAATCGAGGCTGGCAGGATATTGAAGCCTCTCATAAGTGTTGCCACTATCGACAGAATGGTACTCGCCAACGGATTTGACGAGGCTGTAGTCGTTATAAATATCGCGCTGCAGCTCTTTCACATCCTTGTCAGATTTAGCAATCAGCTCAAGGTTAGTCTGCTGTCTCTTGTTGGTGACCTGAGGCATGCCAACGCCAAAATGCTGGTAGCCTTCGGTCTCCAAAATAAACAGGGCTTCCTTCAGAGTGCCACGAGAAACGCCGAGCTCTCGCTCAACATCAGCGCCGACATCGAGAACACCCTTAGTCTCGAGTTCCTTCTTCAAAATATCGGCGGTATTTCGAGCACGATTGCGGTTGGCAGTGGATTCTTCTTTGAGGATGGAGCGAATGGACGATTCATTACGCCCAAGTGCACGCCCAATCTCAGTCGGCGTCATGCCGTCATCGACCATGGATTTGATTCGATCATATTCCAGTCGTTTTCGCTCGTGGTTTGCAACTCGAAGCTGCATGCGGAGGTCGGTGGTAGACAAGCCGATAGTGTCGGCAATATCTTTCTCGCTCAGGCCTTGCTTCTTGAGCTCATCTACGCGGCTGATCAGATCGCCGCTATGCTGATATGGCTCTTTCCCCGATCCCCAGGGATAACGGCCAGAACGTCGGGCGACGCCATAGTGCATGAGAGTATTCTCATCACCGTCCAGGATCGCCTTCATTTCTTCGGCTACACGGTTCATGGTATTATCCCTCCTCGTATTCCTGTTGCTCCAGTAACTTGTTAAGGTGGACGATCTTGTCCATTATGTAACGAATATCTTCGACGGCTGGGTTGTGACAGACGACTTCATCATTCTTGTAAACTCGCAGCTCAATCGCGATATCCTCGGGTTTGACTTTATACTCCAAACAGAAAAGAGCGGCATATATTTCAAGCTGCTCAATGTGCCCCTCAATTTTGCCAACTTTGCCAGTCTTCAAGTCGTGAATACGAAGCATGCCATTTCTGAAACTGATAGCATCGGCAGTGCCAAAAAATCGCGCCGAATAAAATAGCACGACTTCAGTATCCATTTTGTAGCCAATGGCATCGTTGACATATGCATAGAGAGTCTTCTTCGACTTCGGCTGTTTAATGCCAAGGTCGATAGTTTCCTTGGCCCATGCATGAAGTCGGGTGCCCATGTCTTTCGCTTTTAGGTTCTCGTAGAACTCGAGCGCCTTGTCGTCATCATAGCGAAGCCAAGCAGACTTGCTCGCTCCGAATGGCGCATGGAGCCCTTCAAGATTCGAATGCTTTATGAAGTTCACGAAGCACTTCCTCCTTGTTCTCGGGATATACGAAACTGGAATATGACATGCTGCTAAGTTGCGCTACATAGTAGTCTTGGTTAGGCTGGTGTCTTGCGTTCTTCTGACGCTTAGCTTCCAGAACGGCCCACTTATCCTTGTAAAGAATTGTCCAATCCGGAAAGCCCTGAATATAAGAGCTGTCGTTCTTGAGAATAACGCAGCCTGGAAACTGCGCTCGGATCTCGTCCATCAGCTCCTTTTGGAATTTGCTTTCTAGCTTGCTCATAGTGAGCCTCCTTTCAAAAAACGAAAAGAAATAGATGGCGAATTTCGCCGATCGCTCCTTTCTCTTCATAAAAGGGCCTGTTTTTTTCGCGAAACGAAAAATGGGCCAAAAATGAGAGGGCTAGCGAAATATGAAGGGCCAAAAAAGAAAGAGCCTGTATAAGGCTCAATCTTTGAACTTATGTAAATTACTCGTGCCAGATGATGCTCTCAATCCAACCCTCGCCGTCAACGATGATAGTCATGATAGCTCCTCCTTTATAAAAATTCTCACTTTAGTTTCATAAAGGAAGCTGTTAGTTTCGCGAGGCGACATCACATCTCAATGTATCCATACGGTCCAATGAAATCAGCGATGTCGCAGTTCAAAGCATGCGCAATGTTTGCAACCGCTGGAAATGCCGGAACTCTACTATTCCGCAAATATCCGCTAATGCTTGCTTGCGAGACGCCGCTTAGCTTTGAGAGTTCTTGCTGTGTAATACCCTCGGCCTGCATATATTGCCAGAGTCGTCTAGCAAAGAAACGTTGCCATTGTGAAATATCCATAGGTCTCCTTCCCGCGACTCCTTAGTCGTCAATGTTTTCTCCAAAATCGATAAGGTCCGCCAAGTCGCAGTCGAGTGCATAAGAAATCTTGATGACGGCTGGTAAATATGGTACTCTCTCGCCAGTCAGGTAATTTGTAATTGTGGCTTTAGACAGCCCCGTTTCCTGAGCCAGGTCACTTTGACTCATCTCATCCTCGCGCATCATTGCTTTTAAGTTGCTAGCAAATGCCTTCGCCCATTCGAACGTAGTCATTCAAACTCCTTTCTACTCGGCCGCTCGAGTTTACAATCGTAAACTGGCCTTATTTATATATAGAAAAATAATTAAATTAAAAAATTTTCTTTATGTATTAAGTAAAAATACGAAAAAAGTGGGCAGAAAACCCCGAAACCGTTGTGCCACAAGGGTTTGCGGCTGCCCGTATTACAATAGTAATATGGGCAAAAGCCCGGAAAAAGTGGGCTTTTTATCACAATAGTAATAATTGCCAATTTTTGGAAGCTCGCCGAAAGCACCCGGATTATTACTATTGTAATAATTAAGTGGGCAAGTGGGCAGAGAAGCTCCGCCGAGTTTACAATCGTGAACTCCTCTACCCACCGTTTTTAGCCCAAAAATCGCGTCCGAACCCTCTTAAACCGCGCCAAAAATCGACCCAATTTACCAAGATCCAGACCCAATTTCACCTATAAACCCTGCCCGTTTTGTTGTCTCGCAGGGTGATTCTACCCACAATGGTGAACCCAGCAGCCTCGCAGGCATTCCGAATTATCATGAGCAGCCAATTTTTACGCTCCGACTCCTTCTCGATACGCTGCACTGCCGTCAATCCGGCATACTGAGTCGGGTCAGGATATTTCTCCGCGTTATACATAAACTCGCGATTATCCTCGTTCATATGTAATTCTCTCCTTCACACAATATGGGTGTATTTACTTTCCTCATGCATCAGCGCCGGGACCAGCAGCTCTTCAATATATTCCTTGAAGCCAGTTAGACTACCATCGTTCATGATGACGTAATCCGGCTCTACGTGATCCAAAGCGATTTCAGAAGGATGCCACTTCTGTTCCTGAGTCAGACCGTTGTCGAAGGTGGGCCGTACCACACGAATGTGACTTACGTCGAACCCAGCTTCCTTCAAGTAGTCGATCTCATTGGGGAATCGGCTGTCAGGAATAAGGGCATAGTCCCAACGGTCTTCGAACATGCGAAGGAAGCCCGCTGCAAACTGTACCCAATAGTTAGGGTTCTTAGCCCGGATAACATCCGTGCCCAGCTCCTGCAGCAAATGCCGTCCGTTCTCATCCTTCACCCCGTCCCAACCGAAGTACTGCTTAGCAATATACTTCAGTAGGTCGGCATAGTGAAATATCAGGACAGACTTCCCACGGTTCTCCAGGGCTTCCAGCATAAACCCCGCCAGAGTGTCCTTACCGTGCTGAGCCTTGCCCGATATGCAATAGATTTTCATCACTTTTCTCCTTTCAATATGTACGGCCCATTTCTCTCATTTTATTGAGTTCGACCTTGTATGTATTTGCTTCGGACTCCTTGTCTTGTAGCTTCTTCTGCAAGTCGGCGATCTGCTTTTTCAAGCCCTGGTTAATGCGCTTGAGCTCGGAATAACTAAGCTCGCCAGGTCGACCGTGCTTCATAACTCCTTCTCCTTTTCCGGCACCCAGTTGTCCTGGTTGAGGCAAGTATAGCAGGGGTTTACGGGTTTGATTTCGCTCATAGTTTCTCCTTTCAATATGCAAAAGAAAGAGAGCACCATTTTTCAGATGCTCTCAACCTCTTAGAATACGATATTCGGGATAGATCCTTCACAGTCGTCGATCCATATCAGAACGTGGTCAGTTTCCAAACTGATTCCGATATTACAATCGATATAGTCCTGATTACCAACAAGCTGCTGGTGAATGGACTCGCCGATATGCTCTATCGTGTGTTTGTCTACCTCCTTCGGTTTGATAATGATCTCGCCTTTAAAGCCTTCCATTAAATATCAACTCCCTTCAAAAAGGGGCTTGTTTTTATCGCGGCGGATGGAACTCTTTCAGCAGAGCCCGGTCCTCAGCTGTCAGAACGTGGTCCAGGATAGCACGGGAATATGCATCCTTCCAGTCTTTATCCGGATACAAAGACCGAACCTCACGCTACAATTCATCCGCCTTCTGTGCACGCTTCTGATAGGCGTTATACATCGCAGAAGTCTCGCGGTCCATTACTTCTTCACCTCCACATTTGTCGAGCAGGTGAATTCGTTATATCTGATAGGCCGCATAGGGCACGGCTGATTGGTGAGCAGACAGAGCCCGCAGGGCAGACGGGAACCGCAGCTGTCGGTGTTCGGATATGTGCCAACCGTAGAGGGCTGAGCAGTGCGCGGAGCATAATCCGTGCCGATGTAGTTCGCATTGGAGTTACAAGCGTCCATAATTTTCTCCTTTCAAATATCAAACATTTCTTCTGCAATTGCTCGCATTCTTCTTTTCTCGAGATGGATCATCGCATGGCTCAGGCCAAGCTGGCGACCAATGTCGATATAGGACATACCATCTAAACGCTTATCCATGATGAAGCGCTGGCGCTCAGTAAGTCGTTCGCGATAACCCTGAATATCGACCATCTCATTCTCAAGGCCCGGGCCTTCGATTGTATCTCCGATCGTCAGTGGCTCGTTGCACTTGTCTCCTGAGACAGTTCCGACCGGCAGATCCAGCGAGACAGTGGGAATATCGTTTTTCCTTGCTCGAATCTCGAGCCGTATCGAATTGGCGATAGCCTGGTAGGCGTAGCTGGAAAACGCTCCTTTCGATTCATCGTATCCCCTACACGCCTTCCACAAGCCGATACCAGCAATCTGCTGCCAGTCCTCGTCGTTGACAAAGCGAGGAAACTCCTTCCACAGGACGAAAAATATCAGCTTCTGGTTTTGCTCGAATAGCTCCTCAGGAGTCATAGGCGACCTCCTTACTCACGGACAAATGCCTGTAATCTGGTTAATTTCTGCGGTACGCAAAGTCGCGTTATACTGTACCTGGTATTGACCGCAAGTTGTGCTTACGTTAAATGGGATTGTGTAACGCGCCTGCAGACTATTTGCTTCCTCAGTCAGCTCACGAAAGCGCTCCACATGCTTACAGACAGCCTTGTGCGTGCAGTCATCGCATTGAAATTTCTCATGCATGAAATTGGTGATCATTTTGTTCTCCTTTACTTCACACTCTGGATTGCCTGAATGATATAGTCGACGACACTCTTCAGCGCGTCAACAGTGAGGGATGCGTTTTCATATGTGGCGTATTTAGCCACCATCATAGTGATGAGGGTCTCCTTACTGGGGAGGAATATCAATGCGAGGAGGCAGATAGCCGTCAAGATCCAGCCAATCGGAACGACCTTTTTAAGAGCGGCGTTCGTATTCTTTTCAGACGTGCACATGCTCGGATACTCGTTGATCAGTGCGTTATTACCCATCATTATAGCAGTCCCAACCATAGAGGCAATGCCGAGAACGATAGCCGCGATGGCGCATACGCAGGCGAGATTCTCGACCACGTTTACCCAGTAGAACCAGCTGGGGTTGATGATATAGTCAGTCATTTTATTCTCCTTTCAAGTGTTTCCATCACTCCACCTCATACTCTTTCCCGGTGATCAGCTCGGAATACGGCAGCTCCTCAATCCAGTCGCAGAATGTATGCCACTCATCGAGCTTATGGTTGCGACGAGATTTGTAGATGTTCGCCAGGACCTCATAGTTCAGCATGACCGTCCGCTTCTGGTTGTAAGAAGACGGCAGGAGTTGGATCATCTGCCACCAATCGATCTTGGGATCGTCCAATACCCTGTTGTTAAACCATTCTCGATGAACGTTCAAGGTATGAATAACAGATTCGAGTACAGCTACAGAGTCTTCCTGCAAATGCTCATGACTAAAGTCGTCCAGTGTAAACTCCTTCGCCGCGATTTTGTGCATGGTAGAGCAGGAATTGGCGACAGTGCCGACTTTATAAGTATCGAATTCTTTCCCATTAATGGACTATCTTTTACCCACTATTTAGTGAGGACACCATTTCGGTTTTCAAGGGATTCGTTTCCTAAAACCCTGCTGCGTATCAATAACAGCCCTACTCCCTTGCCCAGAAGGCTTAAGGGATAGTCTCTACAGGTTCACTCTAATATGTTATAGATATTGTACGGCCTATCAAAAGGTATCATAATAAGCCCGATTCCGTTTCTATTGCAATACTCTCTTTTGCGTATATCGTTTTCTACCAGATTCCCATAACCATTTGCCCAAGAGCCTTTAGGCCGCCCGAAATGCTGCCTCCCATGAAACTCTACAAGTCTTTTTAATTTGCCATCTTCAAATATTGCAAAGTCAAAACGTAACGGTCTTCCACCGACACCTAGTAGATCCGGAAAGGAATATTGCGTCTCAAAATCAACACCGTTCTCGTCTAAAAGTTTCACTATTTCTCTTTCGTTACGTGAGCGTTGACATCCGCACGACCTTGTATATCCAAACCGTATATTACTACCTCTGGTAACGAATTCTCGCCCGCAATGCTTACATACACATCGCCACGCCGCTACACCGCCAACGCTACCGTCTCTGGATATAACTTTAAGATTCTCGTCTTCATAATTAGTCATGTCGGTCACATTTTTTGTCTCACGCCGCTTACAACCGCAACTTTTAGTCTTTCCGGATAAAAGATTTCGAGTGTCGACAATAGCTTCATTTCCACAGTCACAAACACATCTCCAATATCCTCCTCTGACCCATTTCATAGGGGTAAGCATTCCAAATTTTTCGCCACGCAAATCTTTTCCAGGATATGATTTTCTGATTGTCGCCATTGGCATCACCTCCTTTGTTATATAAATGATTCGACATATTAGAGTGTTTCCCACGGGATTCCAATGGGTGGTTCCCCGTTAGCCGCATAAGCGACCCCTAGCGATAACTAGGAAAAGTGTTTCATTGGCAGAAAGAATTTACCAATACAGCGGAGCCGTAATATCCAGATAGACAGTGATCATACGCAGGAACTTACGATGGTCTGTGCCGGCGTTCCGCAGCTGCATCATAAGCTTATGATCATTCGGACCGATATCCAGGGCATCGAACTGAACGCCCATCGGAGCAATCGCCCCGTTTTCGAGGTACTCTACCGTAGCGACCCCCTTGAAGTCGCTGTCGCTCAGACTCCAACTGTTCTTCGGGTTGCGCATGCCACGTACCGCATGCTCCCAGCCAATGACCTCGAAGTTACTTATTTTCAGCATTTTTCTCCTCCCGCAACTTAGCAGTCATAAACTTCTCAAATTCGCCCATGCATTCCGGGCATAAGTCCGTTGTTAAAGTCTTAACGCAGTTCATTGTTTCGCCGATGACATTTCTTTGAAATCTTCGTATCGCATTGTATTGCAATTTATCACCGGTCGGATAATGCTCATATAATTTTCCGCACCTATCACATTTCTTAGCAAGCGCCATTTTTATTCTCCCATTCCTTTCTGAGCTTCTTTGCTTCTCGCAGCTTATCGTCAAGGTTCATTCTATGCGGGCATCTGTAAGTGTTAAGCTCACAGAAAATGCACATTTCTCCTCCGCTCAGAACCCAGCAGCGGTTAGCCAAAACCTTCATGTCTTCGAGCTGAGCACTGCAGCAGCTACGGAGATGCTCTGTGTCTTTGCGGTATTTCTTCTTCAGACTCGTGAGCTCTCGCTTCAGTTCTTCGTTTTCCTTTGTGGCATCAGAAGCCATCGCTTCTCTCAATTCAGTAAGATTCATTCCGCTCCCTCCTGAATATCCATGCGGAGCGAAGCGACCTGAGCAAGCATCATGGCTCGCAGAGCGTTATCCACGCTCACACTCTCATCCTCGGACAGCGCCTTGGCCGTCCGAATAACCTGAGTCGCGCTGATGACCGCTACATCACAGCCATCATGGCGGTTAGGGCAGTCATCACGGTCTCTGCAGAAGCAGCAGAGCAAAGGCATCTTTTCCATAATTTTCTCCTTTCAAATATCACTTCTGCCCAGGCTGGACCCGGGCGCTTACCTTTAGTTCGCGTCGCGCTTACCGCCGAAATACAGCCACCAGCGCTGAACATTTGCCTTGATCTGGCAATCCTTGAGTTCACGGATAACCTCATTGTTTTCGGTATAGAGCTCAATCTGGCTCTGCACAAGAGTATCCGATTTCAAATCCGGATACAGTGCGACGAGCGTCATTGCGCTTTCGGGGTTTACCTCGGTGAAAATATTAGTCTCGTATTGCTGATACTGCTGGACGACGTCAGCCACTTGCTGCTCAATGCGAGTGTTTTCCTCTTCGTACATAGCAATACGCTCGTTGAGCACGTTAGCTTGTGCGACGTCAATGCCGAGACAGATACTCGCGATAAGAGCGGATAAGAACATGAGGATGCCGCCTACGCCCAAGCAGCCTCCATCGCAGTCGGTTTTAATATCCAAGACCACTGCGAGTGCGATTATTACGATCGAGATCCCAAGCAGTAAAAGAACCATCGCTTACCTCCTTATCTCTGCAGCTCATGGCGCGGCTCCTGGTATTGCAATGATGACCTTACAGCCTTGATCATCACTTCCTGCTGCTTACAGCGAAGGCCAATCTCGTCCAGCATAAACTGAAGCGGGATAGACTCCAGCATCAAACGCTGCTCTTCTTCGGTCATAGCATTCACCCGCTCGGTGAAGGTCTCTTTTTCGATCTGAGTCATGTTTTTCTCCTTTCATTACAGGGCAATTTGCCACTTCTCGGTCTGATTGTTCTCAGGCTTGTCGGCGATTACGCCGCCGTAGACGCCATTACGAGCGTCTGCCATAATGCGCTGAATATGGCTGTCCTCCGTAGCCTTTTCCAGCTTATCGAGCACCTCCTGAGGATATAGCAGATCTTTGGCTGCTTGGATGGCGTAGTCCTTATAGCTGGAATATGTATCACCGATATCCCCTTTCCGCCAGCCAACGGGTCTCGTCTGAGCCATATTTACCTCCTTACTTAGCGCCTGCGACGAAAGGCAGACAGAACTTAGTGGATGCGCGGTCATCGATATACTCGGTGGCAAACACCTTACGACCACTCGGACCGAACTCGCTCACGACATCGGGAATATCCTCGTTCACGGCATCGAAATAGAGTCTCCGATCAGCACACCAGTCCACAGCGTTCTGCAGATGTTCGCCGGTTCTGCAGGTCCAGAGGATCAACTTAGCACCCTGCTTCTGACGGTCGAGCAGATAGTCGATCAGGGCCCAGTTGGTAAAGCCCATCCCAGGCCACTTATTCTCGCACAGGGTGCCGTCGAAATCGACAGCAATGATCTCTTGCTTACTCATCGTCGTCCTCCTTGTCTTTATCACTGGGCTTCAGCATCTCCTTTGTGAGTATCAAAAGACAATCGAAGCCGATCAGCACGTAGAACCACCACGGTGCGCCAACCTGGACGCCAAGGAATATCAAGCAGATATATGCGATCATATGTTTTCTCCTTTCAAGTTAAAGAGGCCATATACTCCAGAACGTCCGAAGCATATGAGCCACTGTAGTCATTACTGTACCTGCATAGAGCTGCTTCCACACTGCCCTTGTTGTCGATATGTTGACGTATAATGCAGCAACCAATGCGGAAGTTGCCAGCCGGGTCCATGAGATTTGTCACGCCCAGCTCCTCCATCTCAGGCCAAACCCACTTCTTAGCGAGCATCATATAGCCGAAGTACTCGCCATCGACGCTGATGTTGCGGAAGCCAGTTTCTCGCCATATTATGGCTAAAGCAAGCTCGTACGGAATATCGAACTCCTCGCAGGCCGCGTAGAGCAGGCGCTGTTCATCGTAGCTCAGACCGACGTCATCTCTCAAATATGAGGGTTCTTCGATGGTCACCGGAATATCAATAGAGCTGATCATAAGCGAGAGCTGGTCAAAACTCGCCTCATTTAGTTTCGGCTCCATGACGGCCTCCCAAGGTGACTCGGCCATAAGCTTTGCCTCGATGTCGTTAAGGCGATCCATGATCTGGCTGCTGGTGATGCCGACAACGAGCGTCAGAATGACCGTACAAATAACGATCAAAGCCGCTAACGAGCCGGTATCTTGTGTATCTTTATGTTTCATGAGTGTTCCCTTTCATTAGTCAATATCGCTGCTCGTGGAAAAATCCCACATGTAGACGATCATCACATTGCCCTCGCTAATATTCAGGCCGTAGACGCCCTTATACTGCTCAAGCAGCTCAGGAGACTGGTCGATATATAGCAGAGTCAAGCTCATGCCGTCTTCATTGTCGGCGTCAAACATGGAGAAAGAGCCCCAATAGTCGATGTTGAAGCCTGCGTCATATGCAGCGTCAGAGTAGTTGTCGAAATCATCCTTGGTCGTCTGAGCAACGCAGAACATCAATCCATCGTCGCCCTCATAGACGATCTGGCCATGGTCGGACCAATCGATTGCGGGAAGCAAGTCGAAAAGTCCACGAGTCGGCCAAGAGACCTCATCGAAAGAAGTCTCATTCATCGCAGGAGTCTCCTCTACAGGCGCCGTCATTTCAGGATTAGGCGCCTTATCGACAGGCTGAGTCTGAGAGCCACATCCAGTGCACAGGGACAGAATCATAGCGAACGTCATAGCAACAGCGATAATTTTTTTCACGGTAAATTCTCCTTTCAAAATCTCAAAGCGGTCCTTCACCACTTGACCCAGCGGGTCTCGTTAAATTGTTTCTTCTCACTCAACGCTTTGCTGATTGCCAGGTCAATGCCAGAGCGAGATTTCAGATGGTAGTAATATAGGTCTTTGTAGGGCGTGTTCAGTCTGTCGATGCGTCCGGCCGCTTGCGTCATCACTTTGTAAGAGTAATGCTGCGAATAGAATATAATCGTGTCGGTGCCCACGTAATTCCATCCTTCGCATCCCGCGGTATATTGGACGAGATAGACAAACTTGTCACTGCGGGGGATCTCCTGATGCACATGTCCATTCCACTCAGCGATCTCGACATCGTCTCCATAATAGAGGTTCTTGAGAATATCAAGCTCGTAGTCAAATGAGTAAAAGACAATCGCTTTTGGATGCTTCTCGACAAGCTCCAACAAGGCAATCTGTCTTGACTCGTCCGAATTCACGATGCGTCTTAGAACATAGCAGAGACCCGATGCCTGTTGGATAGGCTCATTTTTGTATGGGTCCCATCTGGAGCGCATAGCGTCCTTATACACGGTCGTGTCATAACGGACATAAACATCCTCATGATGAGGCACTGTCTGCCGTGCGAAGTCCATGTCAATCAAGATGCTATTGCGGAGACGAATAAGGCGGCCGGTGTTGTGGTAACCGATGATTCGAGGGAAATTCTTGCATCGAGGGTCATAGCGGACATGCTGGTTGATGAAGTCAGTTTTGTTTCGGTAGAAGCCGTTTGCAACGAAGACGGGAATATACTGTTCCCAGGTGTCACCAGGCGTGGCAGAGAGGATTATCCAGGGGTTGCGCTTAGCGATCTTGTAGAATGTCTTGACCCAAACCCCGGACCCCGTAACCCTATCCTCATCAAATATAAAGAAGGCATCGGTGACGTCCGCATACCTTTTAATATTGTTCCAGCTGTCAATCGTGACTTTCAGATCCTTGTAGTAGGATGACTCAGGATCTGTTGAGATTAAGAAGTTCGCTAACTCAACTTCCCACTCTTTTTTATCACGCTTCATAGCGGTTGTGATGATATAGAGGTCACGAGGGTTCTTCATGGGTTTGTAATTGGGGTCGATACTTCCACCTTGCTCTTTGAAGTAGTAATATAGCCCAGTGCGACTCTTACCACTTCCGACACCACCATTAAGGATACAGCCCGTCTTCATCTTCCGGACTGCATCCATCTGGTAGTCAAACAGAAACGGCTTCTTCTCTTTTTTTGGCTGGCTAACCGTAGGCCCTCCGTTTTTGCTCCAGTTAGCCACTTGCTCAGCGTCTTTACGAATGATCATATATAACTCGGGGTCGTCTTGTTTGATTCGATACATCAAGTCAAACCCGGTGCCGCTCTCGAAGTCGTCGAAGAATGCATAATAACGGCTCTGACGATAGGCATCGGGATGGCTACGCTTGAGCTCGAGCAACTGCTGCGTATTTGCATTATAGACGTGGTCGGAGACCGCATTTGTGTCCATCTCATAATAGAGATACGAGTGAACACAAACCCATCGTTGCAGAAGCTCGATTTGCTCTTTCGGGGTGAATTTCGGGTCGAATATCATTCGCCCATCAACTCTTTCGGAATCGGGCGGTCCCAGCAGGCGCGGCACTGCTTATCGTCGGCGCACTGCAGTCCGCATTCCTTTTTGTCTCTCGGGCAACCGAACACGCCCCCCGCAAACAGTGGGCTACAGAGTTCAGGGTACTTTTCAGTTATCTCCTGGCGGAATGTCTTAGCGGATGCTCCTTTCTTCGGACCAAACACCGCATTCACAGCCTCCGCGATGGCCTTACTGATGCTGTCCGTATAGAGAATGGGTTCTGCAGACTCCTTGGTCGTCGACTTCGGCTCCTCTTTCGGCAGCCACTTCTTCAGCTGACTGCAGTAGTTACCCTGGTTGCCGCACATATACTTGACGACTGCCATAGCCAGGCCCTTCTCGGGATCGAAGGTATCACCAGGCTGGCACTTCACGACGGTCTTGGACCCGTCCAGCCAGAAAACGATGGTCGCAGGATTGCTGAAGATGACGTTCTTGATGGGGAGCTTGGCAGGCGCGTTCTTCTTGGGAGTGCCGAAAGCCTCATTTAGCCAGCGCTTATAACTCTCCCAGCCGCTCTCACAACGGTCGACCATCCCGCTGGCATTCATATGGGTTATGAGCTGAATCGTCCCATCCGTATCCATGTACGCGTAGTCGCCGACGCCTCTCTTGATCTTACTCATGATTTTTCTCCTTTCAAAATATCCATGTTTTTAGTTGTTGATCCAGGGGTTCAGCTGACTGATCACATAGCTAAACCTCTTGGGATTACCGAAATGCTTCTTGGCGACTGCTTCCGCCATGCCACGGCGCTTATAGCTCTTGTAATAAACGCCGGCTCCGATGACTGTCCCGTCATTCTCAAGCACATGATACCAGATTCTCCACATTTAGTTTTTTACTCCTTTCATACATACATTTTCCCGTCATACGGGCGTTTTTCCTCGATCATCTTGTACCAGCAAGAATGATGAATATATTGTTTGATGCCTGACCTTGTGACGACTAACTCCGCATCTGATGTGCCAGGGGTTTTATTCAATATGGCTGGCGACACCTCCGTTACATGCTCACCGCATAGCGGACACCTAGTGTTCGTCCGTAACCTTCTTCCCATCTTGGGTCAGCTCCTTTTCATGCTCCGCGATAAACTGCCTCGCAGCTTCCTCATTAATGAGTTGATGCAGCGTTAAGAAAGCGATGACGTTCGCTGGGGAGTCCAAGGCCCCGCGATCCTCACGCCATCTTTCATACAGCTTCTTCAGATGAAGCCGTTCTCTGAACCACAACATACCCTCTCCTCCTTTCAAATATAAAGAGCCCGCCCGAAGGCAGGCCCAGGTACTATTTACTGATCAGATCATATCCCATTCTCGAGCATGTTCCATGTGTCTATCTCGTGCTCGATTCCAGGCCATTTGAAGACCCCATTGATTTATCTTTTCGAAAGTTAAACCGAAGCAGGCTAAAACGTCTTCATCGCCGCTCCAATTGATTGCGTATTCGTGATTATCCATTTCATAAAGAAATGCTGCTTCTGCAAAGTCCGCATCGTCTTTAATCTTTTGTAACATCTCCTCCCTTTGATCTTCGAGCATCTTGACAAATGGTCTAGCATTCTCACGTTTGACAATATCTCCGTGGTCAAATACAGTTACGCATTCCTCCTTAGTTGCTCCGAGCTTCTTCAACGCCTCCTCGAGTTGCTGATCGTTGAACGCATAAGCGATCGGGAACTCCTCCAATTCCTTCTGATGCTTCTTCTGTAATTCTAAATACTCATTTCGACGTTCCATTTCCATCCACTCCCTGTGGGGTTTATTTGGTACGGGTGGCGGGATTTGAACCCGCACGCTATCGCTAACAGCGGAACTTAAATCCGATGCGTCTGCCAATTTCGCCACACCCGCATAAAAACGAAAGAGGAGACCCAGCTGTTACACTGAGCCTCCTCAAAAAGCGAAGAGCATGCATTGACGGGATTTGAACCCGCGACACCTAGAATCTTCTAGCGCTCTACCTCTGAGCTACAATATCATTCTCTTCATTAAAGCGGTTGTATTTTTCGCGAATCAGAAAGGCAGATCACTTTCGTCGTCCCGATACTTGCTGGCGAAGGCGTCTTCCTCGATGGTGATATAGGCGGTCTTCAGATATGCCTTGATGCCTTCCTTACCATTGACCTCCCAGTAGGAGCCATTGATGATCAAGTCGGCGGAAGCAATATCCGCGTAGTCCAGACACTGGACCGAATCCTCGTCCAGCAAGGTCTTCTTCTTACCAGCGATCATGAAGATCTTAGGCGGGAAGTTGTCGTAGCGGACAGCGACGGAAATATAGTGCGTCGGCTGCTCATCCTCATCGCGAGGAGGCAGAGCACGCACATTCCAGCCCTCTTCCAACAGGCGCTGAGCATCGTCCGGATCATCGATGACAACGCAGAAGTTGCGCTGGCCAGCACGGTTATACTTACCCTCCTCACCTGCGAAGTTGGGCCACATAATACGAGCGCCCTCGATCATCAGATTGTCTACTTTCTTGTAAGCCATAATAGTTTCTCCTTTCAGATATCAACGTTTCATGAAGAGTTCACCCTCGTCCCGGTCTTCCCAGGGCGGGGTGTCGTCTTCGGGGATATAGGGGTCGTCGGATACGAACCATTCGAAGTCGCCGTATTGAGCGATGGAGTCGATGGCATCGTCTACGAGGGAATCGTAGTAGGACCGATCAATATCATTCTCTTTGCCAAGCTCAGCAACCATCTCCGACTCAAGCCAGCGATAGCCCTTGGCACCAGTGGCGGAGTCGTACTTGACATTGCCCTCTTTGTCTTTCGACTCACGGCAATGCAATCCCCCGCCCTTACCAGGCTGAATCGGGCAGAACAAGCCAACCTTTCCGATGAAGCGATAATTGTGCTCGCCTTCGGGAAGACCCTCGTTCGTGTCCAAATATAAAGCCGTCTTGACTTCCTTGGTTTCGCATAGGTCAGAGAACTCGATCGGCTCATGACTGAAGAGTTTCTTGAAGACATACGGCACAGCGAACTTAGCACCAGTTACGGTCCAGGCATTCGGATGATCCTCGTTATCACCAGGAATATAACCAAACGTGCTGACACACCAGTCAGGATCTTTATACTTGGCTATGTAGTCAGCATCGTTGATCTGGCAGATGCGGTCATACACCGCCTCATGCTCGAAAGTGTAACCATAGCCACGAGCGAACTCCATACAGAAATCAACGATCTCCTTGGTCGCATCGGCGATCTTGATGGAATCCGTCTTGATGGCTACAACCTTGAACCCGCGACTCTCAACCTCGTCCTGCAACGTCCGCATCATCAGAGCACCACGCAGAGCAACGATATTGTTCTTATTACGAATATCACGGAACGGGTTGTCGAAGTTCGCAGCAGTCAGACCGTACACGCTGTTAATAGCGATCTTCAAGGCCTGAGCCAAATCCTTCGCCTTCGACTCATCGTCCAAATATGGAGCAAGTCGACCGTTCAGCATATGCCGCGCAGTATCGAAGTCTTTGTGCTTGATAGCCACACGAGCGTCGAGCAAGTCAGTGAAGTTCTTGGTATAGTCACCGAAACAATTCATCGCTCGAATGGAGTTCGGATGCAAAGAAGCCACATCGAGCAGCGCGACATTACCGTAAATACCAGGATTTGAGATAATATAGCCACCCTTGCCGATGTCCGTGCCACGATACAGATTCTTACCGTCCTTAAACTCGTAACCAGGGAAAGTCTCCGACAAGTCGGTGTAAACTAGCTTCGGCTTACGCTCCTTACCAAAGATGATCCGCGTAGTCAGGGAGTTCGTGGTGTCGTTTACCGTCATGCCGGCCAAGTCAGCCAGAATCTGTCTCGCAGTCCAGTCACCCTCCAGATGGTTGAAGACTGCCTCGGTGGCCAGAACATCGTTATCGCAATACTCAGCAACTTTCTGCCAGAGTTCCTCAGGAACCGGCTGGTCCCACGGCAAGCCAAGCTCCTGGTGATGAATACCCAGCTCGACTTCCCATTTCTTTAGAGATTGCTTCTTAGCCGCGAAGTCGTACACATCCGTATAGGACAAGTTGTAAGCCTCTCCGAAGAGGACACCTCGATCGCCCTTCTTGGAGTTAACGATCTTGCTCGACAGCTTGAACAACTGCTCGTTCGAATACCCGATCATCCTCGCATATAGGATGTGGTTATCATATCGTCGACAGTTAAAGCCAATGAGACGATAGCGTGCGAGCTCCTCAATCTCCGCAGGCGTCGGGTTAATCATCCGGACCACGGGATTGCCCTCACCAGCTGCTTTCCAGTTGACCAGGAAGAGATTTGGGAACACTTCACAGTCGTAGAATATCAACGGACCTCTGCCGTCATCCTTTCCTCCAGCTGAAGGCTCGTCCGAACAAAACTGCATCTTGTTAACCAACTTGATGCAATAGTCAGACTGGTTGGTACTGCTAGCCGCGAAAGCTAACACCGCATTCCGCATATCGGTCACATCATAAGGCTGACCGCTCGCATGATAATCGTTCAGCAGCTTATAAATATAATCGATGTTTGGTTTGGTTGACGCATGAACCTCCTTAGCCAGGCACTTCTTGATAGTCGTCCGAAGCCCTTTTTCAGTTCGCGCCACCTCAAAATTGATCACATTTGTTTCTCCTTTCAATGGTAGTCCTGAGCTAATTGTCGCAATGGGCAAATCGTTGCACTTAGTTAGCATTCGGCGCAACGAACTATTGCCTGTGAAGACCTTCACCTCGATGTCTTCATCGTAAATGCGACAGAGCTTGTCAGCATCTCCAGAATAAATATAATGGAGATGGATGCCCGCTCCGCTCTTGCTCAGTTCCGCATAGGTAGCCGGCCACTTGCTAGCCTCAGCCAAATTCTTCTCGAAAGACTTCTTGCCGTCCTCGTCCTTGATGTCGAAGTCAATCACGATATGGTTCTCAGGAACCTTGACATAATGAAGCTTAGACGTATTCAATTCAGACAGTTTCGAAGTTACTTCCGCCCACTTTTTCATAGGCGTTCCCTTCGAGCTTGCATACTGAGCAGGATATCCAGCCGCCTCCTTGTCAAAGATAGACTTCTGAACCTTGAACTCAATCAGATGAGGCTTTGCCGGCTCTTCAGCCTTGGGTGTAATTTGTTCCTGGTCGTCAAACTTATCGGTCTTGAAGCCAACGAAGTAACTGCGGACACGAGTGCCGTCATCCAATATGCAGCGCTCCCGATACTCGCGGAAGTAGTTCTTAAGCTCTTCCTTGAATGCTCGCTGTGAATATGGATAAGCGACCTTCGCATCCTCGCAGTACTCCAAATATGCGCCCCAAGCGGACTTCAGCGTCACGCCCTCTTCGTTCTTGTACGAGTAGTACATCTCGCACATGAAGTTGTAGAAGTCGTTCGTAGCCCCGAACATATCGAGAGGCACGTAGTCGTCGTACGCATTGGGATTAGCCAAATATACCTCAAGACAATGGCTGGCAATTGCGCCCAACTCGAACTCAATCCGCTTCATAGCAGCGTTGTACTCTTTAAGGCTCAGCTTGTTGCCGGAAGGTCGGACGTCGATCAATCGTCTGATCAGACCCGATTTAGCGTCCGTAATCTTCACGGGCTTGTTACTGCCCATGAACAAGAAGCACTTAAAGCGCGTGGAGTACTGCGCCTTAAACTTCTCGTTCACAGTCATGATCTCATGAGAGACCAAGCTGTTAAGTCTTGTGTTGTCCTCGATTTTCGACAAGTCGCCATCGTGTTGGATCGCTACGAGAGGGTTTGTCTTGAATGCTTCCAGTGCAAACGCCGCGGTTGACGAGCCAAGCGCCTTCGCATCAAAGACTGAGTAATATCCATCAAACAGCTGCTGGATGATGTTCAGAACCGTAGATTTGCCTGTTCCTGAAGCACCGTACAGGACCATGAATTTCTGCAGCTTCTTCGAATCACCCGAGACGATGGCGCCGATAGCCCATTCAATCTTATGCCGCTCCTCCGGAATGTAAAGCGTAGACATAAGCTTCTCATAGCCCTCGGCATCTCCCGGTTCAAGAGGATAGTTAAGTCGCTTGCTTGCGTAATCGCGTTTCGTTGCTTTCGTATTCGAGAATATCAATTTCTCGTCCAGCATGTGGAACGAGTCGCGCATCTGCTTCTGGCAGAACTTATGCCATTTGTCGATGATACCCGTCTCGCTATCCCACATATGCTGAGGATACACATCAGCGTCCGGATGCTTTTTCTTCTGCTCAGCCGCCTCCAAATCCGTTGCACAGTCGATCAGACGAATGACGTCACCTTCGTCCGTAGACCATAACCCAGCTTCTTCCAGCCAAACAGCGTAGAAATCTCCACCACGGATCATGAGATCCTTCGGCTTCGAGTTGACGATGAATTTAGGGTAGACCTCGATGTCGCCCTTCTTCGTTTTCTTAGTCGCGATGGTAAAGAAGTCGAGCATTACATCACTTGACCTCCTTTCTTAGTAATGGAGTCAGACTCCCAAAATACCATTCAAATAGAAGCACATCTGGTACCAGATCTCAACCTCTCGCAAGTCGTACTTACAATTTCTCACCTGGAATAACCCGCCTGTTCCATCAGGCTCGTATTCTCTGGCAAGAAACCGGTCGACAACCTTCTTAACGTAGCGTCGATCGAAATGGTTATCCGTCATAGAGCCAAGACCAAGAGTCGTAATCATGCCCCAGAACCACTGAGCAGTTCTGTCACCAATATCCGGGTCATCCATGAAACGTTCTTCGCAACAGATCGCCGTCGCGACCATCATCTCCAGAACGCTGCACGGACCGTCCAGATACTCGAGCATATCTTCACAGTTTTGGTCGACGACAAACCGACGCCTAAGGCTTATGCCGTCCTCGGCCCTATTCTTATCCAAAGGTATAATGTAGACGAACTCGGTGTTGTGTAGGTAAGCGAAAAGCTTCCTGAATGAAAACGGCTCAGAATATCTTTTGCTGGCGACCATACGGTACATCCACTCGAAATACTCATTGCCGATTCGGTCTTTTAAGGTCATTCATCGTCACCCTGATAAGGGTCGTCATCGTCGGGCGGATAGTCGAAATTCGTTTCCTCGTACTTCCGCAAACTGAGCAGAATCTCGTAGTCGATCTTGAGATGATCGTTACGAATATGCACCGCATCATCCTCATACTCACCCATACGCTTGAGATTATCCATGCCGATAGTCTCATCCACGTTCTCGACTACATTGCCGCGGTCATCCGCCAGAACGCCGTCCGCATACCAGGCCAACTCGACTTTATCATAGCCTTCATCCTCGAGCTCGCCGAATTCGTCAGGCGAAATCACATGCGGCTTCAGCCCTACATTAGACCCTCCTTTCTCCTCTTTGGCAGACTCTGGGACATCAGAGGTATACCCCTCTCCCAGGATTTTATTATAGTACTCGAAAAGGTCGGGGTTCTGATAGTGAGGCCTGGGGTCAGGCTCCGCCTCTTCCACATCAGCCTCGACCTTGGTGGCGACTTCCTCGCTGCCCGTCGCTTCGAGCTTCTTCAGGTTGAATGTTTCCTTAACAGAGTCGATCTCCTCCTGTGCGATCTTCTCATACTTGGTCTTGACGACCTTCCATGCCACCACGGAGCCAACAGCGGCTCCAGCGGCGAACATGATCATGCCAAACACGTTCTTGTTCATTTTTTCAAACCCTCCAATACGGTTCTTTCATAGGCCGTAGCTCTGGCAATCGTCGGTCCGGGATTCAGCCCTTTAGCCGCGATCCCAAGCGCAGCATTGTCGAGCTCGCGAACATCGCCGTACATGCTCTTGAGAACACTCAAGTCGTCGTCGCCAAGGCCGTTGATACCCTGGGTGGCCATAAGCGACTCGATCTGATTCACGAGCTTATCGTTTTTGATCTTGACGAGGCCAACAGTCGTAATCAGAATGACCACGCCACTCACGATCAAGACTTTCTTGACAGTGACCTCAGGATGCTTCTCCTTGAAATCGGCGATCTTCTCCTTGATCCTCATCCCGCGCACCTCCTTAGCCGAAGTAGGCCTGCTTGGCCACAGGAAGCACCTTATCGCGGAAACTGATCAAAGCGTCTGCGTCAGTCAGCAGCCGACGCCCCGACTCTTTGCTGAGTCCGAAGTCGACAAATGCAGATGCTGCGCACTGAATGCCTCCTTCTACACCGTACTTGAACGCGACATTGCGCACCTTCTTCGCAGTATGATTGTTGGTGGCAATCAGTATAACAGCGCCGGCAACAGCTTTAACGACGGTCTTGCAGGTAGAAGCGGACACGTCAACATCGATGAACTTGCCCTCTTCGACGTCCGCATAGTCCTCATGCTCTTCCTCGACGCCCTCATAGGCCTTATCAATGAGCTTGTCGATCACCACAGAAGCGGCAACAATGCCGGCAACAATGCCGGCGAACTTAATGATATTCTTCATCTTCATGATCTTTCTCACTTTCTTCTTCAATTTTCAAAGTTATTACGGTTAGCGCTAAGACGCCGAAGCAGACTGATAGGCTCATCAGCATTCCGCTTACCAGATGTTTCTTCCTCTTAGCGTTCAGTATGTGATCCAACGTTGTGATGAATCTCTTTGCTCTGTCCATGGTCCAGTCCCCTCTCTTGTGTTAAGGTGGCTAAACCTTGAATGAAACATATGCCGGACAAAGCCGCCAATGTGTAAGATATAACCGTTAGCTTGCTATTCATATCACACGTCCTTCCTTGGATCAGCGATTGTTCTAGGAAAATATAATTCCTCGCCGATCTCGAATCCTCTCAGCATGCCAGTCATGTACCACACTCTAATGGTAGCAGTGCCGACATTGAAACGGGCGGCTGCTTCTTTTTCATCCATGATGCCGATGAAGACCCCATCTTTGAAGATCTCCTCGTCCTCAAGGTTATTCTGCAGAATATAAATGATTAACTGCTTTCCGGTCATTTAGTTCACTCCTTATCGCCCGTAACATGCTCCTGGGAACAGATGCGGGTAGTCGAACATATCTTGCAACGGGTTTCCTGACCCTGGGGCGTCGAGCCCGCAGGTCCTTCAAAGATTGTCCAGGATATAACCGTCCACGTTGAAGTCGAGCCAGATTGCAGACTCGGTGCCGTCAACGAAATTGCGGCAATTCGGATCATTCACATTGTAGATGCCGAAGTCGACGAAGTTGTCACCGTAAGCGTGCTTCTCATCGTAGATCCAGCCAACGCAGGCACCGGCCTTCGTAGGAGGAATATCCAGCATCTCATAGACCTCGTTCAGAAACAGGTAACCACGAGCTTTCAGGCGTTCGTTCGCGGCATTCTGCTGAGACTTCAGGAACATCAGACGGAACTCCGGGTCTTCATCCCAACCAGTAGATCCCTGCATGAAGCAGCGAGCGTACTCACTATAGGTATTCGGGTCAGTGACGTTGACCATCGTTTTAACGGTCTTCTTCTTGCCGTTCTCATCGACGACAGTCTCCTTGACTTCTTTCGCCTTGATGTTGTAGCGCAACTCCTTATCAAGCTCCTCGCCAAAGCGCTCGACAACACGGCCACGATAGGCCTTGAAGCTCTTATCGACCGTTGCATATGCTGCCGCCAGAGCGATGTTGCGCTTACGCAGGATATGGTTGGATGTCAGCATGCCAGTCAGAGACAGCGCACCCAGCGCTACCGCAGGACCATACAGCTTGACGATCTTCACACCAGTCTGTACATAGACGATAGCCAGATCCTTCTTGGCATCTTCAGGGGTATATTCCTCAGGCAGAGTCTCCGAATGCTCCGCCGCAGCATGGATAGCATCGAGATCTTCCTTGGTCTTATCGATGATGCCGCCAAGCTTAGTAGTAGCCTTGCACGCCATCACAGCCGCAGATACTGTACCGATAACGCCGGCAACCGCGAGGATCTCGGGGCTATGCTTCTTCAACTGGAAACCAGCCTTATGAAGGGTTCTTGTTGCTTTGTTCATGAGTTCTGTGTTCATATTTGATCTCCTTTTCTTTTAATTATTTGAAGGGCATGGCCTTCGGCAGTTTGATGATGTAGCCGTCCCGCGTCCGAACAACTTCAGCCAGGCGCAGGCTCGTCCAGCCGTACTTATTGTCTGTGAAGTTACCAGTCTCGCCGACCATGTCATACATATCAGCGACACTGACCATGCCATACATCTCGACCGCTTCCTCCATCAGAGAAAGCACTTCCTCGGCCTCTCCACGAGAGGTAAAGAAGATATCATTGTAGGCATAGCCAGTCCTCACGCGGGGTTCAATTTCACGGCGGCCATCGTCTCTCTGATCGTAGAACCGGCTGTAAGAAATTTTAGACCCGACGGTCTTTTTTCTCGCAGGATTGGCCTCGCCATACAGGATCATGTCGATGCCATTCGTTACGATGTCGGAGATAGCCTTCTTAATCGCAGGGACAAGAACGTCCCAAACAATATAGGATTTGACTTTCTCCGCGTCCTCCGCAACGAACACGTCCTTAACCTTGGCTATCTCAGACTTCTTCTTAACCTTGACAGGCCCTTTGACCACCTTGTCAAACTTCTTCTCAGGAGCAGACTGGGCTTCTTTCTGCTCCTCCTTAAACCGATGGGAATTCGGCTTATATTCGTCCATTTTTATTCCTCCATTCATCCGACTAAGAGAATCTTGCCAGACAGCGTAACCCTTGCGCAGGGCGTAAGGCCGTGTTCTCTCTTATACTTATACGCGAGATTGCTACGAGCCTTTTTCTCGCTCTCGGCCATGGTGCTCCCCGTCCAGGATCGAGTGACGATATCGTCGAATACCTTTACGGAGCCTTCGTACGTATACTTGTGCATGCATTCTCCTTTCAAAAAGAAAAAGGAAGACACCCAGTTTTGGATGCCCTCCTATTCGGTTAACTCCCTTTAGTCTGATGAGTAAATCACTCCTCGTCGTCATCGACCTCGCCGATGACCTCGGCACCTTCGTGGCGCTTGTCGCCAAGCTCCTTCTTAGCCTTATAGGCCTCGATCGCCTTCTTGCCCAGCTTGTACAGCGCAAAACCTGCGCCGGCAACGCCCACCGCAATCAGGCCGATCTGAATGCCGTTCAGACTCGAAGCCGTAGCGACTTCCTCCACAGTGTCAACAGTCTCCTCGATGTTGTCCATGACCTCGTTGTTGATGTTTTCCATGATAAGTACTCCTTTCAAAATATAAATGTTTCGGGGTTTCTTCCATTAAAGACTTTGCAATTTTCGCGACTTACCAAAAGTTATAAGTCGGCTGAGACGAATGACCGATGACTGCACACGGGGAGCCGTCCTCCGTGGGAACATAGGAGATGTCCAGCTCGAGTCGATGATCGATGTTCCAACCCAGCTCATCACCAAGGCCGACGTGAGGCAGACCGATCTCGTCATAGAAATCATTCAGCGTTGCATAGCCGGCGAAGTTTGTCAGGATCTTCGCATTCAGATCATTGACCGCTTTCTTGATCGTGTTGATGTCGGCGTTGAAATATCTATCGGACAGCGGATCGTAACACAGAGGCTTATCCTTCGCCACGACGATCACGCGCTCCGTATCGACAGGAGACTTCTTGACCTTCTCCTCGGCCACCTTGTCACGAACGACCCGCTCCTTTTTCTCGCCGATCGTCTCAATGACTTTCTCCTTATACTCTCTGAACGCCGTATCAGATAGAGTATAAGCCGCTGCCAGTGCTGCGTTTCGCTTCGCATTCACCGAACTTGCTCCGATGAGGCATGCGATGGACGTTACGCCCGTAGCAGCCGCCGGAATATAGCACTTCCAAGCAGCTTTTACCTTCTCGGCAGGCTTCAGATCCTCGAGACAACAATTCTCCTCATTGGCTTTCTCCTCGAGGAGGGCGATTGCCCTGGGGGTTGCTCGTACCGCAAGCACGGTGGTCGTCACCATACCCGCAATGCCGATGCCCGTGAGAATCTCAGGGCTGTGTTTGACCATGGCTGTCCGTACACTTTTTGCCATGGCCGCTACATTGAATTTGCTCATACGTAAATTCTCCTTTCAAAAATTAAAACAAAAGAGTCCAATTAGGACTCCTTTGCTTGCTTGGACAATGCTTCCGCCACTTTCTTAGCTACGGTGTCCTCCATCTGTGCCTTCTGGTTCATGCTCCCCACGATAGCAGATGCTACCGCCAGGGCCATGCTCGCCACAGGCAAAGCGGCTTTACCGATTGCTTTGAAGTCGATGTTCATAAAGCATACCTCCTTTCCATAATAGCAGTTGTCATTTTCGCGAATTAGCAGTAGTCTTCGAAGTCTGGATACGGCTCGGAGTTCATCACAAGGATATGGCACTCAAGGCCTTCATCTAAGACGCACTTCTCGTGAGTGAAATCGATCCAATCCTGCCAGTAGCGATCGAAGTTGCCCGCTCGTGTCCATCCGAAATCCCAACCAGAGTCGACGGGCTCAAGACCAAGCTGCTCATACCATTCGTTTAAGTACGCGTAGTCTCTCGTGGATAGCGTTTTGTTAAGCGCATATTCGGCCTTCTGGACAGCCTCAAGTGTAGATTCGAAATATCTGCCAGAATAGTAGTCGAAGAAGAGTCGTTTGTCACCCTCGACGTCGACAATCTCAGCGTTATACTTGTCTTTGATGATCGCGTGTCGAACTTTCTCGTCTGCTTCCTCGCCATACAGCTCGATGACTTTCTCCTTGTATTCCTTGTACGTATTCTCGAGTAGCGCATAGGCACTTACAAGCGCTGCTTGCTGACGCTGGTTCAAGATGTTTGCACCAAAGATGCAAGCGATCGTAGACGCTCCTAATAGGATTGACGGAATATAAACCGTTCCAGCCACCTTCACTTTTTCGAGCTTCGTGAGCTCCTCTCCTTTCTCTTCTTTCGCCCCCTCGATCAATCGGAGAGCTTTTGGTGTAGCTTTGACGGCCGTTATGGAAGTCGCGACCACCCCTGCAGCACCACCGATTGTCAAGATCGTTGCTGAATTCTTCCTTAAGAATAGTCCTGACTTACTCAATAACTTGTTCATTGTCCTTCATCCCTTCTATAGTGGAAAAGCAAGAGAAGGAGCGGAATACATAATTCCTAATAACTCTACACAGTTATCTCCTTCTCATAAGACCCCTTGTATTTTTCGCGAAAAGAAAGAGCCTTTGCAGGCTCAATCTTCCATACCGATGGATTTCATGATTTTCATGAATTCTCGACTGTTGATTTTCGCCTCTACGTTCGTGGAAATATACGTCTCGCCATCCACCATCTTAACGTCTAAATCATTCAGCTGAAGGTCAACTTTGTAACCCAGCTTCTTATATATAGCCCTCGATAATAGTTTGGCCGCGATATTTCTCATGAAACGCGTAGATAGTTTTAATCTCATCTCGTCCATGTCTACCTCCTCCTTATGATATTCTCATAATAGGAGCTGCAAATTACGCGGATCAAATATCCTTCCGGTCGAAGGTCGTCTCCCATCGGCTTTTCGCTAAAGGCTTCATCTTAAGGGCCCACATTATTTGCCGGATCGTTACGGTAGGATATAGCCCGTCCGTACACTTTCCGGCACGTTTTTCAAAGAATTCTCTGAATCCGGGATGTAAATATAAAGCATCAGTAAGCCAGGGATCAATCGGAGCCCACCATGTTCGTTTAGTCTGTGGGTCGTATCTCTGCTGTATCACGGCTAGGCCACGATCACCGATTTCAAATAGTGTACAAGCGTCATAGACTGGATGGTTGCAATTATATGTGGTTCCGTACATCGATAAGTAAATGCGAGGTTTCTCATAGTGATATCGCATAGAGTCGTTCACCCTATTCAAGAAACTAAAGAGGCTGTTTTGCCGCGAAAACGAAGAGTCCATGTTTCCACAGACCCTCGTTTATCGCATATGTTCTTACTTCTTCGGAATAAGTTTGTTGATGAACCCTCGACCAATGACCGAAGAGATCGTTCCTTCCTCTTCGAACTTGAAAGTTGCGCAGGTTCCCCAAATCGTAACCCCGACACCAAGCAGTGCGGTGCCAACAGCAATACAGTTCTTCGCAATTCGATCCTTTCGATCTTCGCGCAGCTGCTGTAACTTCAGACTTTGCTCACTCTCGCGAGCCTCAATTCTCTCGTCACGCTCAGCCTCGAATTTCTTCAGTTCGATCGCTCGATCCATAAGCTTTGTCAGCCCGTCTACCGTGCCTCGATACGAGTCGCTTCCCACCTCCAACTTTGCCAGTGCGTTGAATTCGTCCTGAATCTCTTCATCCAGTAAGTTCTTGATGTTCATTTCCAACCATCTCCTTTCTAATGATTAGAACTTATACGTTCCATAATAGTGGCTGTTATTTTTGCGAGAGGCTGGCGTGGTTATCGACCTTAAGAACAATACGCGTCTTCTTGCTCAGGCTATCGAGGTCGTCGAATTCCATCCGATAGACGTCTTTCTCAGGATTGGAATGGTCGATTCTGAGAATGCCCGCTGGCTTAGACAGACGGAGCATAACCCACCCTGCAATAAACCCTGCGGCGAAGATTACGAAGTCCATGATTTCCATATTTGTTCTCCTTTCAAAAATGTTTTTCAAAATTTCCACCCCGGGCAATTTTTCAGATTCGGTTTTGACCTTACTCTCGACTGATACCAAATTAACACCGATTCTCGTCACCCGCGTACGGAAAATGAAATCTAGATTAAAAATTTCTATTCTAGGTTAAAAGCAAGAGAAAGAGCCCATGACGGGCTCACTTCTCCTTCTTCTTAGAAAATAACTTCTTACTCTTCTCTGCAACCTTGTCACCAAGGCCATTCTCCCAAGCAGTCTGAGCTGCGCAGGTTCCAATAATCCATGCCACAGCACTTGCTGCAATGGTAACGGCGCTAACGGCAACGTTTTTCATAGTGTTCATAATAAATTACCTCCTTAAGTATTTCATAATAGTGGCAGTATTTTTCGCGACAAAAAGAAAGAGACCGAATTGGTCTCGATCTCTTTAGTAGTTATGTAAATGTATTAGCAGCCCAGGAGACCACTCATAAATCCCAAGATAACGCACAACGCTATCAAAGAGATTACCAAGTGTCTCTCCACAAAAGCTACGAGTCTATTAAACATTTGACTCAACTCCTTTCATAAAGGAGTGTGAATTTTTCGCGAGCCTATATTTCTTTCTTGATCAAATATACTAAGTACTCTAGCTCAGTTAGGCTGTCTGTCAACTTTTGCAGCGTATCCTTTGCGTCTCTCAACGACTCGTCCAAACACATTAAATCAAAGTTCTTAACGTCCGTATACACATAGTCCGCGCAATATCCTAATGCATTTGCCAACCCTCGTGTCAGTCTTGCTCGTTCTTTAATCTCCTGTTTAATGCTGGTCATCGTTACCAATCCTCTCTCTCAGTCTCTTGCTTCACTTAGCAGCCAGAAGAATTTTCGATAGCGGTCATAGTACATGTCTCGTCCGCACGGCATGCCTAATGTAGTTTTTAAATATGTATAAGACAGTCCTTCTGTGACGCCTTTTAATATGTAAGAATATAAATCCGGATCAGCCCCGATTGCAGCAGCCTCAATTAGCCGAATCTTCTCAGCATAGCGCGCCCTTAGCATTGCGTATCTCGCAGTTGGATCTGATTTGACATTACCAGAAGGAGCTCGATCGTATATAGATCCAGGCAAGCAGAGTTCATTGTATGCGGCGTATGACTTCTTCCAAAATTGATACTGCAGGCAAAAGTGTTTCAGCTCATAGTACCGATGCTTATCAATATAGTATTGGCTCTTTTCAGATATTTCAGGTCGAATGAGAGTCGCCATCTATTTCACCTCTTTGCGTAACTTGTAGTTCTGGGAATCTTTAACGAGTTTAATGGTGGCTTTTCGAAGTCGTTCCTTATTAATTTCACCGTGGACATAAATCGTGGCGTTTTTGAATTCATATGTTCTCATCTGACAGCACCTCTTAAGATAGGAAAATATCAATAGCTTCTACATTGGTTAGACCTAAGGCCTCTTTCAATTTCAGTGCATCACCGATAGTTATCACCTCATCATGAGAAATCTTTTTGTATAGTGCAGCAGCTGTATCCACATTCAAGCTTTTTTCAAAAATCTTAAAAATTAATTTATTTGCATCCAATGCAGGCACCTCATTTCTGTTGCGTCTCATGCAACAAGTAAAAGATAACATCATTCCAATTTTTCTGTCAATACATTTTTCGCATATTATGCAATAATCTTAATCCAGGTTTGCATTTTGTTTGCATATATGCAAATATTAATATATGATGAATCAGCAGAAAGGAGACAAGATGATGTCTATAGGAAAACGAATAAAACAGTTACGAACGAAGCGAGGTATGTCAATCGATGAACTTGCTACAAAGTTAGGAAAAAATAGAACTACAATTTACAGATATGAAAATGGGGGTATTGAGAATTTGCCATTAGACATTCTCGACCCACTTGCTGAAGCGCTCGATACTACCCCAGCTCATTTAATGGGATGGAATACTAAGGAGATGCTCTCTACAAAAATATCAGATGGTGAAGAGGAAGCAGTATATTCATCTATGAATGAAACATATGTTAGACATGTAGAAACTTGGCATAAAGTGTTTGGTATGGATCCGTTCACTGATGAGGAGCATGAGAAGCTTATGGAGTATGGTAAATTCTTAATTTCCATGAGATAAAAATAGGCGTGGGATTGCCCTGCGAAGGAGGTGGTGCCAGCTCTAATCACCGGTAGTACATCATAGAAAGGAAGAGGAACTTGTACAAGGAATACCCAACATTTTATTACTACGAGACGAAAGAATACGGTCGGAAGTCGCGTACAGACGATCCGTTACTCTCAACAGCCGAGGTGCTCGAGAGGCACAGTAAGATGCTCGAAGACTATGCTGTAAAATATCTAGGAGGACCCATACCCGAGGAGAACAAGTATATGGAGGTCGGGAGTGGGGAATCGCTTAAAGACCGACCTGAGATCACTCGCTTGCTCAAGGATATAGAAGATCCTGCGGTTAAAGCCATAATCGTGGTAGACGTGCAACGTCTCAGCCGTGGGGATTTGGAGGATGCCGGCAAGCTTATCCGGTTACTGCGTTATACTAATACGTATGTCATTACTCCGATGAAGACGTATGATCTCCGAGATGAATATGACAGAGATGCGTTCGAACGCGAGCTAAAACGAGGAAACGAGTACCTCCAGTACTACAAGAAGATTCAAGCTCGTGGTAAATTGCTCAGCGTTAAAGAGGGCAACTATGTTGGCTCTACAGCTCCATTCGGCTTCGATCGAGTTAAGAAGACCGATACTAAGAAGCCGTATTTCACCCTTGTAGAGCGCAAGGACCAGGCGGACATCGTTCGAATGATCTTTAACTGGTATTGCAATGATGACATTGGGGTCACTGCTATTTGCAGGAGGCTCGAGGATATCGGGGCTAAAACGAAAACAGGCTGCAATACCTGGAAACCGAGCATAATTTTCAGTATACTCGAAAATCACCACTATATTGGCTGCACGCGTTGGAATTGGCGGAAAACTGTGAAGATTATTGAGGATCAGGAGATTAAGAAACTTCGTCCGAAAGCCAAGGTAGACGAGTATCTCGTTTTCGAGGGGAAGCACGACGGCATTATCTCTGAGGAGTTGTTCTATAAAGTTCGAGAGATTCGAGGTAGCCGACATCGAACGCGACGAGATCTGACGCTTAAGAACCCCTTCAGCGGGCTTATGTATTGCAAGAAGTGCGGCTCGAAGATCGGCTATAACACTTATACGAGGGACGGGGTGGAGTACGCACCGCCTAAACTTGTGTGTAACGATCAGGTTCATTGCAAGTCCGGGTCGGTAAAATATCAAGAAGTGTTTGACTACGTCCGTAAAGTTCTGAAAGATTGTATAACAGATTTCGAGGTTCGTATCGAGAATAATCAGGACGATTCTGTTAAACTTCATCGAGACTTGATTAACCGGCTTACAAAGCAGCTGGGAGATCTTGAGAAGAAGGAAATAGAGCAGTGGGACGCTCAATATGACCCAGATTTAACTAAGAGACTCCCTGCTCATGTCTTTGCTAAGTTGAATGAGAAGGTGCTGAAAGAAAAAGAGGAAGTGAAAAAGGCGCTAGAGAAAGCTAAAGACTCTGCACCGAAGCACATCAGCTATCGAGATGAGTTGGTTAAGACGAAAGACGCTCTTC